CCAGTTGTCAAAGAATGGTGCGACTTACTTCTATTCTGTAATTACAAAACTATGGTAATGACATCAGAAACGAAAAAGAAAAAAGCACAAGGTGGCAAACGTGTCATGTATACAACGCACCATCCAGCTTGGGATGCTAAGAACCGTCACGGACTTCCAGATGAGCTGCCAATGGAATATGCTGCAATTGCTCATATTTTTGAATCAAGTAAACCTAAGGCTGTTGAGACGGTAGCTCCTCAAAACGTGGGCGTTGGAAAAGTAGTAAGCGAACCACAAGTTGACGAGCAAGTTCCCTCAGTTGATGAAGTTATCCCAACAGGAACGAGTGGAGCAGAAACTCAAGGAGATCCGTTCCCTATTAAAGAACCAATCAATATACCAGACTCTATTCCAAATAGTCTGAAAGATTTAATGCTTCAAAATTCAGTAACTACTGAAGAACTACAAGCGATGGCATTTAGTCGCAAACACTTCCCAAAAGATACGCCGATTGAAAACTTCCCATCAGATTATTGGGACTTCATCGTTGCTCATTGGGACGAATCAATGCAAGTAATCACTCAAAATAGAAATTTATTTAAATAAGAAAGAGGTAAACAATTATGACAGAATACAACAACAACTTTGAACGTGAATTTGGATGGGATGATGTTATCCAACAAGACCAAGAATTCGTACTTCTACCAGAAGGACTATACGAGTTTACAGTAACAGGATTTGAACGAGCACGACATACTCCAAGTGGAAACGGAAAGCTTCCAGCATGCAACAAAGCAATCGTATCGGTTGAAGTGGTAGCTCCTCAAGGGAAAGTAACGATGAAACACAATCTATTCTTACACAGCTCAACTGAAGGTATGTTATCAGCGTTCTTCGGAGCAATCGGACAAAAGAAAAAAGGTAGTCCACTTCAAATGAATTGGAACACAATCACGGGAGCTCGTGGAGTGTGCAAAGTAGGTATTAGAACTTACAACGGGAACCAATACAACGAAATTAAATCAATGTATTATCCAGAAGATGTTAATCCAGATCATGTGTTGAATCGTACTCAACAACCAGTACAACAATTCCAACCAACTCAACAAGCACAACAACCAACTCAACAATGGACAGGTGGAGCGTTCTAAAGGAGGGACATTGAATGGAATTACGAAAGTATCAAGAAGAGGCTCGTGAGTCCATTCAAAAAGAATGGGCAGAAGGTCGAAAAAAGACTCTTCTCGTTCTTCCAACAGGATGCGGAAAGACGATTGTATTTTCAAAAGTAATTGAGGACAGAGTGAGAATGGGCGAGAGAGTTCTCGTCCTCGCTCACCGTTCTGAGCTGCTAGACCAAGCGAGTGACAAGCTTCTCCAAGCGACAGGACTTCAAACATCGCTCGAGAAAGCAAGTTCCACAAGTCTTGGTTCATGGAATCGTGTGGTTGTAGGGTCCGTTCAAACCTTGCAGCAACCAAAGCGACTCGCAAACTTCGAGAAAGATCACTTCAATACAATTGTGGTGGATGAAGCTCATCATTGCATCTCAGATGGCTATCAACGTGTGCTCTCACACTTCGATAGTGCGAATGTGCTCGGTGTGACAGCTACTCCAGACAGAGGAGATATGCGTAATCTAGGGACATACTTCGACTCGCTAGCCTACGAATACACTCTGCCTAAAGCCATCAAAGAAGGCTATTTGAGCCCAATCAAAGCACTCACGATTCCGTTGAATCTCGACCTTTCAAGCGTATCGATGTCACAAGGTGACTTCAAAGCGAGTGATGTTGGGAATGCGTTGGATCCATACTTGGAACAAATTGCCGATGAAATGTTACAACATTGTAAAGACAAGAAGACGGTCGTATTTCTTCCGTTAGTAAATACATCCAAGAAGTTCAGAGACATCTTGAACTCGAAGGGATTCAAAGCTGCGGAAGTAAATGGAGAATCTAAAGACAGAGCTGAAATCTTAGAAGATTTTGAAAATGATAAATACAACGTACTATGCAATTCAATGCTTCTTACTGAAGGGTGGGATTGTCCATCTGTGGATTGCGTGGTCGTGTTAAGACCGACAAAGGTTCGCTCGCTTTATTCTCAAATGGTAGGGCGTGGAACTCGATTGTTCCCAGGAAAGACACATCTCTTGCTCCTCGACTTCTTATGGCATACAGAAAAGCATGAATTGTGTCGTCCAGCTCATCTCATTGCGGAGAACGAGGAAGTTGCAAAAGCGATGGTTGAACGTACTGAAGAGAACACAGGAGCAGAATTTGAGCTTCTCGAATTAGAAGAAGTTGCAAAAGAAGATGTGACCGCACAACGAGAAGAAGCACTTGCGAAACAACTCGCTGAAATGCGGAAGAGAAAACGCAAGCTTGTGGATCCGTTGCAATTCGAGATGTCGATTCATGCCGAAGACCTCACGAGCTATGTTCCATCATTTGGATGGGAGATGAGTCCTCCTTCAGACAAGCAGCTCCAAACATTAGAACGACTCGGAATCATGCCCGATGAGATTGGGAATGCTGGGAAGGCTCAGAAGATTCTTGACCGATTATCAAAACGACAATCGGAAGGTTTAACAACACCAAAACAAATCAGATTATTAGAACGATATGGATTCAGAAATGTAGGGATGTGGCAATTTGAAACAGCATCTAAGATCATCAATCGCATTGCTGCGAATGGCTGGCGAGTCCCTCACACAATTGATGTCCATACCTACAAAGGAGAGTGATTGAGTGGAAGACAACAACTTACTTGAATTATTAGAATACATCGACCCCTCAATTCTCAACTATCAAGAATGGGTGAACGTGGGAATGGCTCTCAAACATGAAGGCTATTCGGCATCAGATTGGGAGTCTTGGTCGGCTCGAGATTCGGGACGATATCATCCAGGGGAATGTTTCAAGAAATGGGACTCATTCCAAGGTACAGGATCACCAGTCACAGGAGGAACAATCTTCCACATGGCTGTAGAACATGGATTTGAGCCTTCGAGACTACATGATGATGGACGAGGTGTTCTCGAGTGGGATTCATCGATTCAATATGATAATGACTACAAATTTGTGGACAAGGCTTGGATTGATGGAAAGGAATTCCATGAGCCAAAAAATTGGAATCCAGTTCAAGAAATCATTCGATACTTAGACACGTTATTCCAATCAGATGACATTGTGGCATATTCAACACAATCTTACGCTAAGACGAACGCTGAGACTGGAGAGGTTGAGAAGTATCTTCCACATCGTGGAAATTACGACAGGACCGCAGGAAAACTCATAGACGAGCTAGAACGATGCAATGGCGACATCGGAAAGGTCTTAGGCGATTACAACGAAAAAGCTGGAGCATGGGTCCGATTTAACCCCATGGATGGACAAGGAGTCAAGAACGATAACGTTGTAAGTTATCGCTACGCTCTTGTGGAATCGGACAACATGGATTTGGAAAAGCAGAACGCAATCATGCGAGAGCTTGAACTTCCAATTGCAACACTCGTGTACAGCGGTGGCAAGTCCATCCATGCAATCGTTCGAATCGAAGCAGCAAACAAAGAAGAATACAAAAAACGTGTAGATTATTTATACAAAATTTGTAAGAAGAACGGTCTAAACGTAGACGAACAAAACAAGAACCCTAGTCGATTGAGTCGTCTCCCAGGTTTCATTAGAGATGGAAAGAAGCAATTCATCATTGACACGAATATCGGACATAAGTCATGGGATGATTGGTATCAATACATTGAAGATTTGAACGATGAATTGCCAGATCCAGAAGGACTAAGCGAGACTTGGAACAATATGCCAGATCTTGCTCCCGAGCTTATCAAAGGTGTACTCAGACAAGGTCACAAGATGTTGATTGCGGGACCTTCGAAAGCTGGGAAGTCATTCGGGCTCATTAATATGTCGATTGCAATCGCTGAGGGTTCGAAGTGGTTCGGTTGGGAATGTACGCAAGGGAAGATTCTATATGTGAATCTCGAGCTTGATAGAGCCTCATGCTTGCACCGATTCAAGGATGTGTATGCAGCAATGGGCATCGAGCCTCGAAACGTATCTAATATCGATATATGGAACTTGCGTGGGAAGACAGTACCAATGGACAAGCTTGCACCTAAGTTGATTCGAAGAGCCCACAAGAAAGGCTATATTGCTGTAATTATCGACCCAATCTATAAAGTTTTAACAGGGGACGAAAATAGTGCGGATCAGATGGCTCACTTCACGAACCAGTTCGACAAAGTGGCGACCGAACTTGGATGTTCAGTCATCTACTGTCACCACCATTCGAAGGGTTCTCAAGGTGGCAAGAAATCAATGGACCGTGCAAGTGGTTCGGGTGTATTCGCTCGAGACCCAGATGCTCTTGTCGATTTAGTGGAATTAGAGCTCACGGACGACATCATCCAACAACGATGCGACCAATTGGCTTGTGACATCTACAAGGATGCCATCAATCGCATGAATCGTCCGTACATGGAACAGTACATCGGTTTAGACGACTTAAGAAGTCCATATCAAATGCGTAATCATTTCGAGAAAGCTGTCGTGAATATCAAAGACAGATGGCAAACGAACGAGCTCATCAACGCAGAAACACGCAAAATCCAAACGATGTCAGCGTGGCGTGTGGATGGCACACTTCGAGAATTCGCTAAGTTCAAACCAAGAAATGTGTGGTTTAGTTATCCACTTCATATTGTGGACGATACAGGAATCCTCGATGATATCGAGTTGGATGATAACACACCTAATTGGAAGAAAACTTGGAAGAAAAACTTTGATGCAAAAATGACTCCAGAACAACGCAAAGAAGAACGAAAAATTGCATTCGACACAGCGTACTCAGCTCTGAATGATGGAATGAATCCTGTCACATCGAATGACCTTTGTGAATATATGGGCATATCTGAGAAGACTCTCAAGAGACGAATCAAGGAATTAGATGGGTATGAATTCGATGGTGAAAATGTAACCTTGAAAAAGTAAATTCGGAAAATATCCTGTTTTTGGACAGGACAAAGTCGGTCTTGGACACCGGGACAGACAGGACAAAAGACCGAGTTTGTCCGTGTCCACGAGATAAAAATAATGCACCTAAAAGGTGTACTTGGACAGGACAAAGTCGGAGTCAGACACCGAGTTTGTCCAAGAACGGACAACCTATAACCCTAAGAGGGTGTAATTAGGGAATGTCCGAAGAATCGTCCATCGTCCATGATAGGAACAGAACAGGTGGGCTTTAGACTCCGCCCACCATGTCTGTCCTTTCTACCATGGACAAAAGCGAAAAATAAAAAAGAAAAGTCTGTGTGGAATTTCACAAACTTAAAAGGAGAAAATATGGCACGTAAAAAATCGAAATTGTTGGAAGTCGGAAAAGAGATGCCACTCTTATATCACAGATTTCCTGATGAAGAATATGATCCAACTCAGTCTCAAGTGCTTGAATGGATTTCAAAACAACCTGAACTCATGGAATGGATTTTCGCTCAATTGAAGTCAACAGGATATATCGTCTATGACCCTCAATGGCAAGCCTGGAGAGGTGTTGGGAATCATGATTGAATTCTTCATTCCTATGGAAAAGATTCCAACGACTACTCATCAACAGAAGCAAGTCACTTGTAGGAATGGAAAGCCTCATTTCTATGAACCTCCCCAACTCATACAAGCTCGAGCGAAGTACATGGCACATTTCTCACACTTCGCTCCTAAGAATCCTCTGCGTGGTTGTGTGAGGCTCACAATCAAATGGTGCTTCCCTCTAAAAAACGGAACATACAACGGACAATATAAAGGCACTAAACCCGATTTAGATAATATGGAGAAGTTGCTGCTTGATTGTCTGACTGATTTGGGATTCTGGGAAGATGACAACAAGGTCGCCTCAAAAATCTCAGAGAAGTTTTATGCGGACCTATCAGGAATATATATTAGATTGGAGGAGCTTGAATGAAATTCGATTATAGAAAGTTCATGAATGAAGTAGTCGATTGGATTGAAGCTCAAGAAGACGCTGCTCAACGATATAGATTTGGTTCTGTCGAGTATTTTAATTGGGTATTCGAATCGAGTGGAAAGCTATGTGATAAATATGAGAACCATCCATTCGCACTCAGACAAATGAGAATGGTCTACGAACACATCGATGAAGCTGCTAAACAAATGAATTAAAGGAGAGATGCTCATGAACAATATAAAAATGTATGTCATTAGAGATGCTAAATATCCACAATGGTACTTTCAACATATCAAGGACTACTCGAGTATGATGGGATATCTTGCAAAGAATCATCCACGATATACGCATAAATTTACAACTGACATTAAACAAGCGATGCACTTTAGAACGCCAAATGAAGTACTGGAATTTATAAAAGAACATGCTATTGAAGGGACTATCGTTAAGGACCCGTACCAAGAACGAATTAGTAAAACGGCATTTAAGTACATGGGTGAGAATTACGGTGAAGCGATTACTTACATCCACGGAATGATTGAAGATTCGAGTGAGAAGATGTTAGCTGCTTCCAAAGCGTTAAAAGTGAATGCGAATACGCTAATCAAATTTATGAAAGACCCGTATTCCGTTGCAGCTCATATTCGAGACCGTATCGTAGAAAACTTGGTGAATTTAGAAAAGGCGGTGAAGTCGATTGAATAAAAATGAATTTGAAAAATTAAAAGACGATGTACATTACTTGATTGTAGCACATTGTAAATACAAGGATATGTCAATGTATGACAGAGCGTTGAAACAGTTCCAGGAAGATATCAACTATGGGCAGATCGAAGAGATGAGCTATAATGAACGATTTGCTTTCTTGCTAGGTTTTGAAACATCGTTGAAGGCTGTGGAAGATGCCATTAACTTAAATGAAGCTGTAAAGAAAAATCCTGAAATGGTTGATTGAAGAAGGGGATAATAAATGACGCTAACTGTATTGCTTAAAGATGAAAGAAAATATATTTTCTACGGTATAAGGGAATACGGTATTGAATATGGAAAATACCTTAAATTTACTTATGTAGGAGACAAGGATGTTTGGCGGTTTAGAAATGAAAAAGAAGTACATGAAGGATGCTTTATATTAGATGCAATTGCTGGTTACTACATTAATAGATAAGAAGGTGATTAAATGGAAAGATACGCATACGTGAATTGCCAATCGGAACTGTATATCAAAGATGAACAGATAGAAACGTACAGACCGTGTCCTATGTGTGGAGAGTGTGACGAGTACATAGGCTGCTTTGAAACAACTGCGGAACTAGCAATGTTGATGTGGTTGAATAGATTTTCGGGACAATACATTTTAGAAAAAACGGGATATATAATCACATTCACAAAAAAACATGACGTTGAAATGGATCTGGATGGGTATAGAGAGGTTTACGAAAGCTACATAAAGAAAATAGTGACAGAAATGTTCAGTTTTGAAGGCAAAAAAGAAAAAGACTGGAAGATGAAATGCCCGTATAAGGATAGGGATAAATATTATATTGTTAATTCTAGAGGTTTAGTTAAATTTCTTTTTTGGAATAATAGTGTTGCTAATAAAAAAACATTTAACCAGGGTCACATCTTCCCAACCAAACAAGAAGCAGAACTAGAATCAAAACGCAGAAATTTACTAACACGATTTAGAGCATTTCGTGATGAGTGCAATGGTGACTGGAAGCCTGATTGGAATGACATAAATCAAGATAAATACGTTATTAAACTTGAAGAAAAAAAAGATTTCTATATTGCATTGTTTTGGACTGTGAATGAATTTAATCTTTTCGGATACTTTAAAAATCAGAAGGGTGCCCAACGTGCTATTGAATTGTTTGGCGATGAAATAAAAGAATTGTTTGTGGAGTGTGAGTAGATGAAAAAAATAACGATTGAATTAACAGATAGTGGTGGGTATAGAATAAATGGCATGGAAAATATCGAGTCACGTTCAGAAAGTATATGGTTGATGTTAGCTGCACGGCATATAGAAGATGGAGCATTAAAAAAAGGATACTTACCTGACTTAGAAAAAGGACTAGAAGAATGGGTTGATAAAAATAATACGGATAAAATTCGGCTTTTAACTGAAAAAGAACACGAAAATTTAGGAATTGGCAAACCACTATTACCGACATACAT